CTCCTCCACCGCGGTGGCGGTGTTGTCGTAGGCAGTATCAGCGATCGCCTGCGTGTCGACCAGATCGAGGGTGCCATTGACCAGAGCATCGAGCACCTCGGCGCCTACCGCGCCGAGATCCTCGTAAGGCGTGCCGAGCAGCGTGACCGCAGCGTTGTGCTGGTCGAGCGGGTCTTCCATGTTGGCGAGACCCTCGAGGATCTGAGCCGTCGCCTCACCGGCGAAGTCACCACCCTTGGCGAACGCATCGGCGACTGCATCGGCGTCGAGCCCGACATCCTCCAACGCCTGCTGGATCGGCTCGGTGTTCTCCTGAACCTTGAGGCTCATCTCCTTGACGGCGTCGCCGACCTTGTCGACACCCATCATGCCGGCGCCAGTACCCTCGACGAGTCCGGCCAGCATCCGCTCAGCCGAGATCCCTGCCTCGTCGAAGAACGTCGAATACTCGAACAGGGTGTCCAAAAAGTCGCCGTTGATATCGACGCCCTCTTGCAGGCCGGTCGAGATGATGTCGAACGCTTCGTCGGCAGACTGGGCCAGACCCGAATCGAACAGGGCACCGGCCGCGCGGATGACCTCGTTGACGTCCTGGTCCCACACGTCGGCGATGGTCAGCGCATCCTCGACCATGCCGCGGGTCTCGGTCTCGGAGAAGTTCGACAGTCCGCCCAGCGAGTTTTCGATGCCCTTGATGGCGTCGTTGACTTCGCCGAGCGACTCGCCCCACGCCTCCCGGTACACGTCGGTGGCTACCCGGCTGGCGGTCTCCGCCTGCTCTTCGGACAGTCCGAGTTGCGCGGCCAGCTTGTCGTTGAGCCGTTCGTCTTCCATCCCGTCGAGGAAGCCCTTGACGAACAGACCGCCGACGATGGCGGCGCCGGCCAGGATCGGAGCGGCCAGGGCGGCGGGTCCGAGACTGCTGGTCAGCTTGCTGCCGATGCCATCGAAGTGGCCTTGGGTCTTGTCTGCTTCCGCGCGGATCTGCTGGAACGCCTTCTGCGCGTCGCCGCTGTCGCCGAGGACAACTACCTTGACGGGTCGAGCCATCAGCGCCTCCGTGTCTTGCGTGCCGCATTGACGCGGCGTTGCGCCTCGTCGACTTTCTTCATGTGGTCCATGTAGGCGTCGACCTCGTCGCCGGTCAGATCCTCCACGTCCCAGGGGTGGAGGTTGTATTCACGCGATAAACGGGGCAGGACCCGAAGCAGCCTGCCCCTTACGTTTCCGGGTCGTCTTCGACCTCGCGGTACTCCGCCGTGATCGGGTTGTCCTGTGTCACCTCGTCGAGCAGCGCCTCGAAGTTGGGATCGTCACCGGCCAGCAGCGCTCCGGCATAGAACATCACCAGCGCCATATCGAGGTCGATCGACTCTCGGTCACTCATAGCCCGTTCGGCCTGCAATACCGGGATGCCGGTCACTTGCCGGACCTGACGGCGCATCCGGGCGGTGATGTCACCAGGTATGTACGGATACGACTTGCCGTCGAACGACAGGTGGAGAGCGGTCGCCTTCTTCTTTGCCATCATCCTCCGATCACGTCGCGGGCGAACCGGCTGATCCGCTCCACGTAGATGTCGCCGACCTCGTCGATGTTGTCTGACACCACCCCGCGCACCAGATAGCCGGTGATCGGGCGAACCTCCCGCGGCCACACCCGACGCTTGAACCCGCTCTGATTCCTCCACCAGCCATACACCGGGTGTCGACGTGAGCCGAGCTCGGCGGCGCCAGGCCGTACGGTGATGGTCACACCCCGCTGTGACGCCGACGGGCGGATACGGACGAACTTGGACCGATACGACGGGTAGCGGCTGGCCATCCGCGAACGCTGCTTCTCCACCAACTTGATGATCTCGATGCCAACGTCCTTGTTGGCGCGGCCCAGCTCCTTGCCGAGCCCCGTCTCGATCTTGCGCACCCCGCGGGTGAACTCCTTGAGCCCGTCAACCATGATGTCAGGCGGCACCCGTCAACCCTTCGGCGTTGGTCAGCACCACGGTCACCGCGGCGGCGTCCGAGGTGGCGGAGACCGCCTTGAACGGGAGTGACTGTGTGAGCAGCGAGAAGCTGGACACCGATGGTGAGGTGCCGTCGTAGCGCACGTTGGTGGTGACGACCAGTTGCTCGGTGCCGTTGTCGAAGTTGAGGACCAGCGCCGACTCGGTCCCGTTGACGAACCGGTTGTAGGCGGTCAAGTCCTCGAAGTCGGTGACGATCGTCCCGTCGTAGGTCCGCATGTCGTTCGCGAGCGGCTCCCTGCTGGTCGCAGAACCGAGGCGCACACGGGGGATCACAGCGTTGTCGCCGGACAGCTCGAAGGACTGGACGGCGTTGTTGGTGGTGCTGGCCACGACCAGGCTGCCCTCGGTGAACACGAACGGCGCCAACGCAGCATCGTAGGACGCCGAAGCCAGGGCGGTGCCGTTGGTCTCGGTCATCGCCAGCACGTCGAGCGACAGCATGGCGATCTGATCGACGTTGGCGGTGAGTTGCCAGCCGCCGACCTTGCACCCCGCCCAGGTGAACGGGCGCACTGTGCCGCCGATGTCGGGACGGCCCACCTGCATGGTGAACGACTGGCCGGTCAGATCGCCGGGGGTGTAGGTGTAGTCCCATTGGGCGCCGTTGGTGGCGGTCGCCACCCCGCCGAAGCAGTGATAGAGCAGCGTGGCGATGTCGGTGTTCCACAGCTCCAGCTCAACCGAGCCTGAGATCAGGTCACCACCCGACTTCCACGAATGCACGACCATGCGTCCGGCTCGCTTGCCCTGCGACTCCAGGCGGGCGATGTTGCGCCCCACGTTCTCGGACACGAACGGAAGGAACTTGTTGACCGTGATCGCCTGGCCTGGGTTCGTCTCAGAGACGTAGCCCCACTGGCCAGAAATTCCGTGCGGTGAAGCCATCTCAGCTCTCCTTCTCGGTCTTGGTCACGATCGGGCTCGGCGCCGCTTCCTTCACCTTGACGAACCAGCGGGGCTGGTCGAGCAGTGAGGCGCCGACAGCGTTTGACACGCTCACCGTCTCGCCCGGCTGAGCCGTGAAACTGCGCTCACCGTTGAACGGCACCACCTCGCGGGGACGTGTGCCGACATACTTCACCTTCATCACTGGGCTCCTCAGGTCAACCGTGCGTGGACTTCGACGTTCATCGTGATCAGCACCCGCCAGCCCTTCTCGTAGGGCTCCTCGGCGTACTCCCGGCCGGTCAGCTCGAACCGCTGGATTCCGGTCTCCTCGAGCTGCACGTCATCGGCGAGGGCGTTCTCAACCACCGCTGCCAGCACGAAGGCTCGGGCCATGGCGTCAGCCAGGTCGGCAGAGGTGAGATCAGGGGTGGACACGAGGAGCACCACCTCGAACGTGAACGTCTCTTGACGCTGCACCCGGCCAGCCTTGATGTTGGGGATAGCCTGGGTCCAGTCGACAATGCCGTCGATCCACAGCAGCTCGTTCTTGCTGTCACCCTCCGGGCCGGGCCAACCAAAGTAGGCGTTGCCTTGGAGCTCGCCGGTGTTGAGGGCGGCGTGGAGGGCAGTGCGAGCGGTGACTGCGGTCGAAGTGGTGGCCATCAGATGCCCACCGGGGGCAGCAGGTCGTCGGTGAGGAACTCGCGGATCATCGGATCAACCGCTTTGAAGAATCGGAGCGACCCGACCTCGAGGTTGTCGAACTCGCTGATCGCCCCCGCGGACTGCGCCCAACTCGACTGTTCGCGCTTCCATGTCCGGCGAAGGATCGACTGCGCCGCCAGTTTGAACTTGGCATCAACCGTGGCGGTGCTGGCATAGCGGCCTGCCTCGTAGGTGATAACCACGTTGCGCCGGCCGCTGGAGAAGTTCGAGTCGGCACCACCGGAACGTCGCCAGAGGTAGGAGTAAGGGCCGGTGGAGTCGAGCAGGAACGAGCTGGCCGGCTTCGACGTGTTGGACTCAGCGGTGAGACTGTTCGAGGTGGTGTGCACCCATTCGACCACCGTCGTCACCGAGTCGACCGGGGTCTCACGCAGCCACACTCTCGACTTGCCACCGTCGTGCACTTCATCGGTCACGGTGCGCACCACCACCGGGCCGCACAGGTCGTCGATGCGATGACTGATCCCGGTGACGAAAACCTCGAGCTCGACGTCGTGGTCGACCGCGGGCATGTTGATCGCGGTGCGCGCCTCGCCCAGCGTGAGGATGTCGGTCTCGTCGGCCATCCCGCCTCCTCAGTTGGTGGTGGTCAGTTGAGCGTCGATGCGGAACGACCCGCCGACGAGAGTGGTGTCTTGACCGCCGATGGTGGCCAGGCACTCCCAGGCGTAGGTCCCGGCGGTCACCGTCATGTCGGAAGCTGTCAGGTCCACCTCGATGTTGATGTTGCCGGCCACGTCGCTGGCGGACAGCCCGGTCTTGTTGATGACCCCCGCGCCCACCTGGAAGCGGATGCTCGACAGGTCGCCGGCTTCGTTGGCGGTGTCGATGTCCAACAGGATGGAGGTGGCCCGAGCGACGTAGCCGTGGAGCTTGGCCGTGCCCACATGTGACATCTCACGCCTCCATGGTTTTGTCGATGGACGAGCGCACGACCTGAGCGCTGAACGATCCTGCAACGGTGCGGCGCATCTGCACCGACACGACCTGACGTCGACCGAACACCGGAGCAACGAGCGTCAACGGTTGCGCGGTGATGGTCGTCTGCGCCGCTTCAAGTGTGACCACAGCGCTGGCATGGTCGGGTGTTAGCGCCTGTGCTCCTGCGGTGACCGACGCTGGTGTTATCTCAACGCTCGTGGCCTCGACCTGCACCACGACGGGACTGGCGGTGATGGTGGCGACTGCGGCGGTCAGCGTCACATTCGCGCCGCCAGTGGACGGTGAGAGCGATGACCCGGCCACCGTGGCGTTGGCCAGCACCAGTTCGACCGACGTCGCTTCCACCTGCACCACGATCGGGCTGGCCGTGATAGCTGCGGCGGCGGCCGTCAGGGCGACTACAACGCCTCCGGCGGATGGTGACAGCGCTTGCGCGGTGGACACCACGGCTGCCGGAGCGAGTTCGATCTCCGCAGCTGCCGCTGTCGGTTGAATCGTCTGTGCCGAGATGATCGCCGAAGCCGGAGCGAGCGGGATCTCTGTCGGCGCCGCTGTGGGGGTGACAGCTTGACCGGTGACCGCTGCGGTCGCTGGGACCAGATCGACTGAGGCCGCTACCAGCGACGGCTCGAACGCCTGTGCCGAACCTGTCGCTACGGCTGGAACGAGTGTGGTTTCCGTTGGGGCCGCTGTTGGTGATAGCGCCTGGGCGGCCAGGGTGACCGCAGACGGCGCAAGCGTGACCGTGGCTGCGGCGGCTTGGGGTGTGAGCGCCTGCGCGGCCAGCGATGCTGTGGCGACCGCCAACTCGACGGAGACACCGCCCGCCGACCCCGACCTAAACGTCGCGACACCGTTCCACGAACGCCTGTTTGATGTTGATGTGGCGTCCGAACCGTAGGTTCCGGTGGCGGTCAGGAGCCGGGTGGCGACGTTGACCGACACGTCGTTGCCCGGCCCAGACGTCACCTCTGTGTCGCGCTCGACGAAACTGTCGGAATAGCTGGTGGCGTCGGGAGCGGACTGGAAGGCCCAAGCAGCGACGGCGATCTCATCGGCCTGGACGGTGGTGTCGGTTGTGCCGGTCGGATGCGGGCCGGTGTCCGCCGACGTATGCAAGTCGGTGGCCGTCTTGTCGAGAGGTGTGGCGTCGAACGGCCCCTCGATTTCGACGCCAACCAGCGAGTATTTCGGGTCAGTGCCGGTGCCGGTGAAGTCGAATAGGAAGCTGTTCGAGTCGCCCGACCCGTACACAAGGTAGGCGGTTCGCTGTTGTGTGGCCTGAGACGATAAGCCGGAGTTGGCGAACGCTTCGGCCATCGACGCCGGGATCGACAGGGTGCGCACAGAGTCGGCGAGACCGATACCACAGCAGATGACGACGAGGTTTCCCTCGGTCGGCTCCGTGTCGAATATCAGGGTCGCCGAGTCGCCCGTGCCGCTCCCACCCGACAAGGTCTTCGTTTGGACGATGTCGCCGAACGCCATCAGCCCGCCTCACCGGGCCGGATCAGGCGTTGCCGGCGGTGATGGTCAGCGACGAGATCGACACGGTGCCACCTGCCACGAACGACACGGAATCGAAGTTGATGTCCGCACCCGACGTGCCGACGGTGCCCTGGATGACGGCG